CTGGCCGGACACCTCGAGCGCGAGGCCCGCCGTCTGCTGGCGCAGCGTCTGGCCGAAGAGCGTGTAGGTGCCGATGGCCGCGACCGCGATCAGCGCGACGACGATCAGGTACTCGGTCAGTTTCTTGCCGATCGGCTGCCGAGCCCCATGCAGAAACGATCTACGGCGCTTGGCGTCCAATACGATCCGGCGCGATGACGCACGAAATCGCCGGGGATTCCGGGGTGTGCCGCGGGAGTATTGGACAGCCGTTCGGCATAAGCCATCCGTCCAATCGACCGCCGCAGCCGCCCGCCCTACCCTGCAGGCATGAACGACGCCGACCTGCTGGTGTGGAGCTGGGCCCTGGGGATCCTGATCGCGCTGCTGATGGCGTCGGGCAGGTAGCCCATTCGGGTAGGTGGCGGCGATTGCTGCGGCACTGCGCGCGGCGATGGGGGTGGCAGGGCCGGCAGTGCGAGAAAGGACTTGCGTTACCGGTAACAAAGCGTAGAATCACTACATCGAAACCGCAAACGCAACGGAACCAAACATGAACGCTAACCAACTTTCCCTTGGCCGCAACCACATTACCGCCGACTCCGTTTCGATAACGGATTTCGGTGACTGCTTCCGGGTCGATATCCGGTGGAACGACGGGGCGCATGTGTACGCCCTGTACGACACCAAAGCCGAGGCGGTAAAGCACGCCCGGTGGCTGGGATGGGCGTAAGCCCTTGCTCATCCCCAAACCGGTAGCCGCCCGCGTCGCCGCCCTGCGCGAGCGGCGCGCGACGCTCGGCCTAGTGCGCGTCGAGGTATGGGTGCGGCCAGAGCACGCCGAGCTCGTCAGGCGTTATGCGGCGCAAGTCGCAATTGCGGCCGACATTGGGCCGGAGCCAGCAATGGTTAGGGCGATTCGCAATGTCACGCAGCACTACCGCAATCTGAACGCGGAGTTTGCCGACCCGACGCCCGACGAGATCCGGGCCGCGCGCGAGGCGGCTGGCCTAACGCAGACCGCCGCCGCCGAGCTCGTCCACTCGACCATGCGGGCCTGGCAGTGGTGGGAGTCCGGGGACAGGGCGATGCACCCGGCGATGTGGGAACTGTTCAGGCTCAAGGTCCGGCCCGAATAGCGGCCCGTAGCGCCTCGCCACCCACCCAGGCGCCAGCGCACGTCCGGCGCGCCACCGCGGCGCTACGCGGGCGCCTTGCAAGCCGGGCTGGCCGTCCCGCCGAGAAACCCGCCGACCATGCGGCCGGCAGGGCTAGCTCACAAGCGGCCGGGTCCCCCTCCGGCTGAGCCGGGGATCGCCTCGAAAGAGCGTGCGCGGCCGGCGGTAGTGCCGGTCGGTTCGGCCGGGGCCTGAACTCGGTGAGTGGGCGTGATGCCCAGGATGCGCAGCGCGATCTTGAGCGGCACCCCTTCGCTCTTGCGCAGCCGCCGCGCCGCGGTCGGCATGCCGTCCTCGCGGGCGATCAGCCGGTACTTTCGGCAGAGCCAAGCGGCGACCAGTGCACGGCGCTCGGGGTGCGTCGCCGGCACCAGCGCCCATCGATCACGCTGCATCGTCGGGGCTCGGCTCGGTCGTGCCGCGCTCGGCGCGGCGGGCCTCGATCTCGAATGGGTGAAGCTCATACCCGACCCGGGCCAGCCACCACAGGTACAGCACGTAGAAGCGCACCAGGCCGAGCCGGCGGTACTGCTGCCAGTGCGCGGCCTCGTGGCGGCGCAGGCGCACGTCGTCGATCCGGTGGTCGAGCAGGTAGATCCCGAGCGGCGGCAACGTGATGCCGGCGTACCCGGCCCGGCGCAGCCACCAGGCGAGCGGGCCGCGGGCGACTTGGATCCGCATCACTGGCCTGCTGCAGTGATCGGCACGAACCGCAGCCCGGCCGGGCCGCACACGCCGCGGCGCACGCCACGCTCGACGATGCAGGACCTGGCGATAGCGTGGGAGCCGGCCAAGAAACTCGCGGTCGGGATGTTCACCTCGACGTCGGTGCACACCAGGCGCCCGGACGAAGCCAGGGGCTCGGAGTGGCGGCAGGCGGTGCAGCGTCGGATCTCCGGCGCCGTGGTCATGACGCCTCCCTGGCGCGCTCACGATCGACCCGCCGCTGCGCGTGCTGGGTGCGGCCGATCGGCGTCGCGATCATGACGGCCGAGGCGATCGACAGTGCGGAATGGCGCCGCTCGATGGCGGCAGTCAAGCGCCGATCGCCCTGCGCGGCAAGCGCACCCACCTGCCTCAGCGCACTCAGCGCAGCGGGCAGCCGCTGCTCGCAGATCGCGCGATGGGCGATGAACGCCGCATCGCGCGCGCGCATGGCGAAGTCGTTCGCCGCGCTGGCGAGCAGCTGGACCTCGGCGTCATTGGCCCGGAGCGCGGCCACTATCGCCTCGCGCTCAAGCGCAGCCAGGTCGGAGATCAGCTGCAGGGTGGCAGTGTTCGGCATAGGTCCTCAGTGCCGGTGCGGCGGAAGGTCGGACGGCACCGGCGGCAGCGGCGGCGGGACGGCGAGCAGCGCGTCGGGCGCGGCCGGCGGCGGTGGGCAGACGACGGGGCCGGGCGTGGCGCACCCGGCGACCAGCGCCAGAGCGAGCAGCGCGGCGGCTCTCACGGCCGGCTCCCGGTCACGGCGCGTACCCAGGCGGCGAGTGCCCCGACCTGCGCTCGGCAGGCCTCGTGCGCGGCCTGTGCGCCTGCGATCCACTCTGCGGCGGCCAGCTCGGAGGTGCCCCCCGCGGCCGGCTCGGCCGCGCGCGGCGGCTCGCCTGGGCGCTCGACCGTCTCGCGGATCGGCGTCCGGTTCAGGGATGCGGTGACGTTGGGGCTGAAGCACGCCCGAGTCGCCGAGGCCCGCTCGCGCACGACACGCACCGTCTCAACGTACTGCACACGCACATCGGCCCGGGCGCGCTCGAGCTCGGCGGCGACCGCCCTGCCCTCGGCGCGCAGGACTTCGGCCTGAGCGGCGGCCTGGGCCAGCATGCGCTCGCGCTCGGCCTGCCAGCGGGCGCGCTCGTAGTCGACGCCCTCGTCCCATCCGTACGCGTGGCCGATGCGGTAGCCGGCCCATCCGGCGACCGGGACGCCAAGCAGCAGCGCGACGATCGCGCCCCAGGCGAATCGCGACGTGAGCAGTGCGGTCCAGATCATCGTTCGTCTCCGAGGTAGCGAGCGTGCAGCGCGGGGCCGCCCCATCCGGCAGCGTGGTAGCGCGGCATCAGCTCGAGGATGATGCGGCGCGGATACACGCGGTTCTCCCGCTGGTTGGCCGCCGTGATGCCCGGATTGATGTCGCACGCTGCGTTGAAGCACCGCTCGGGCGTCGCTGAAAGAGCGCGGCGACGCTGCACCCAGCGCGCGCCGCCGTTGTACCCGGCGAGTGCGAACGCGAACCGCTCCGACGGGTTGGCCGCGCCTGCGATTGCGCCGTGCAGCTCGCGCATGTAGCGTGACTGCGCGGTCATGGCCCAGCGCGGGTCGAACGGGTTGGGCGGGCCGCCGCCGTAGCGCCGGGCGACGTCCGCCGCAGTCGCGCGCATGAACTGCGCCAGGCCCTGCGCGCCGACTGGCGACACCGCATCGGGCCGCCATGCGGACTCGGCGTGGATCTGCGCGGCGAGCAGCGACACCGGCGCATCCACGCCCCAAACGTGCACCGCAGCCCGCACCAGGTCGCGCCGGTACGCCTTGGCCGCCGGCGGCACCTGTGCGGCCGCATCAGCCCACCAGAGCGTCGAGACGATGCCCACGATCACGCCGATCAGCAGCCAGCGCACGCGCGATGCAAGCGTCGGGTGCCGCCTGCCCTCGATGAACCCGCCGCGCTCCACCAGCGCCAGCAGATCCCGCACCGGGTCGCGCGGATCGGTCGTCACAGCGCGAGCGCCGCGGCGAGCATGCCGCCGACCATGAGCGCCGCGCGCCGGTACATCCACGAGTCCTCAACGTCGACGGAGTTGGGCCGGCTGTAGGGGAACACCAGGCGGTCGAGCGCAACGCCCAACGCCGCGCCGAGCGCGATGCGATTGAGCTTGGAGACCAGCACGCCTCCTTGCTCGGGGTACTGCCACACCAGCGCCGCAGTCGAGGCCGCGAGCACAATCCAGATCCAGCGCATGCGCGCGCCAGTGGGAGTCGGTTCCGTCATGGCGTCCTCCGAGGTTGAGGGAGGCTTTCGATGAGCCGGTCAAGTTTCGTCTCGAGGCGCTGCAAGTCCCCGCGCAGCTCGCGGCGGAACTCGACCGCGGACTCACGGTCGGAAACCCGCGCGCGCTCGACCGAGGCGATCTGCTGCTCGATCGGGCGCAAGCGCAGCTCAATGTAACCCGTCGACATCGCTGAAATCGCGAGCAGTGCGGCGATCAGCTCTCCGATCCGCACCTCTCGGCTGAACTTCAGGCCCCGTTCTTCGTTTGTCATTCGCGCGTCCATCCTGTCGTCAAAGTTCCGCGCTCACAGCCCAATGGAACTTCACTTTGGTTGAAGCGCCGACGCCTGCCCACGCGGCGTCTATTTGCAAGCGGCCTTGCCGCGCCCCTATGCCACCGCTCGCGATAGAGAATCCATCGTCCGCCGAAGTCGACACTCGATTAGCGGTCCCCGCTAGATCGTAGTAAGTCACGGAGGGGTTAGGGGTCCGCTTCACGACTTTGAATTCAACAGTGGCGAAGACGATGCTCGTCGCGGACGTCATGAACCACGCGGCGCCGGTATCGCCGGCGCCACTTGGGACTGCTTCGCTGATCTGGTTGGACTTCTCGTAGTACCGCTGGCACAACGCCAGCTCGACGCCAGGAGGCCGGAACTCAAATGCGGTGTCAGTCGCGCCTTCTTCGATCTGCACGAGCGAGATGTCGAAAGTGCCGCTCTGCTGCCCCAGGGTCGCGGTCCGCGAGTCGAACACCGAGCCCGCATCGAACCAAAAATTCAGCCCTAGCCAGTCGTCCCCATTGTTGCCCACGGTCTTCCCCGCGATCGACGGGATAGCCACGGTCGCGACAAACTTCTGCCACGACGTCGTCAGATTGAATTTTTGAGCGCCGATCCCGGTTACGAGGGGCGATGGCGAGCCAGCGGTGCCAAAACTTTGAACGAACTCGACGGCGAGCGGGCGGGCCGCGTCCGCCTTCGCCCAAAACGAGAGCCGAACGTTCCGACCCGCGCATGACCGAACGCCCTCGATCGCCTGCCGCATGAGTGCGAGATTGCTCGACCCCGCCGCGCTCACCACGACATGGCGCGAGAAAAACGCTGGCTCCCCCGGTACTGCCGTCTGGCCAAGCGTGAACGCCTGCCGCGAGTGGGTGCGCGCCGTACCGGTGTTCACCATCTCCCAGCGATCGACCGATCCGTAACCGGTTGTTGTCTGCGACGTCGCGCGCTGCCAAACCGAGAAGTCGCCATTGATGATCCGGTTCCGAAAGATCGGCGGAAAGTAGACCGCGTTGATCGCCGCCGCGGCCGCGTTCATCTCAGTCTGAAACGTGGGCAGGGCGCCGAGGAACGCGTCGCCGCGGCTCGCGAAGTTGGTCGCGTCGGAGCGCGAGGGCGGCACCGGCAGCGCGGTGATGGTCGGGATCGGCATTAGATCAAGCCCTCAATGTCGAGAGTGCAGTAGTTGTGCGTCGGATAGGCCACGTCGATTCGGAAGTCCTTGTAGAACCCGAAGACGGTCAGCGATTCATAGTCGAGCGCGTCCGACGTGACATAGACGCACGGGGTCGAGCGGAGCGCCGCCAGCGTGCGGAATACGCGATTCGTGCGCTCGCGCTCAAATGCGAGTTTCGCGGTGAGGCGCTTCGCGTACTTGCGCCGCGTGATCGTCACCACGCCGAATTCGTCGGTATCTTTTCGCGAGTAGTCGACGATGCCGAGCGTCGCGCCATACTCCGTAGCACCCAGGTCCGTGGCCTCTCCGATGACGAGCGCGCCGCACTCCACAGTTGCGCCAGTAAGCGTGACGCTGACGGTGTAGCCCGTGCCGATGTACAGGCCGGGAAACACGATCTCCGAGCGCGACACCGGGTCGCTGAAGAAGTAGGCATACCAATCGAGCAGCACGCTCGGGTCGAGCGAGCGCGTCGTCGTGTAGGTGACGATCGACGCAGGGTCGCGCACCTCGACGGCGATCGACTGTGCGTCGATTTCGAGCAGCGCGAGCGCCGTGGCGTAGCCGGGGGAGAGCACCACCGTCAGCGAGCCCGGAACGCTCGTCACCGACCCGACCTCGGAGTCCAGCATGCGCCAGCGGTTCGTGGCCCCGACCGCAACCCAGCGTGCCGAGGTGCTCTCGGGCAGGCCCGAGTCGACGCCGGCAAGCAACGCCTCATAGACTCGGTGCGTCGTCGTCCGGATGACCCGATCGCCGACCGTGTAGGACGTCGCGGCGTTCCACGCGGGGTGGTCCGTTTCCGGAACCGTCGACGAGACGAGAACAGCGTCGGTGATCGGGTTCGGCTTGATGACGTACATCAGGGGGCTCCGCTTCCGCCGTTGACCTCGGCATAGGTCGGCGGCATCGAGTCGCCGTCCCAACGCGCGAGGATCCGCGTCGTCTCCGCCGTGCTGGCCGCAACCGCCGCGTTCGAGGCGCGAAGCTCCGCCCGAAGCTGGCCGAGCTCCTCGCGCAGCGCGGCCTCCACAGCGTTCGTCGCGGTGATCGCCGCCTGCCCGACGGGCAGCACTGCCTCGACGACCGGCGTAACAATCGCCGGAGTCGCCAGAATCGCCGGAGTCATCGGCGTGAACGTCGGGACCCCGGGAAGCGCGGCGTTCGCCCGCTCGCCGGCGAAGCCCGCCGTCTCCGCGAGCGAGGCGGCGACGGCCGCGCGGGCACGGGCGAAGTCGACGTCAGTCGTCGCAGAATTGCGCGCCGCGTCGATCACTGCGCGCGCCGCGTCCGGGAGCCGCTGCGCGGCGGTGATGTCGCCGGACCGGGCCTGGGCCGTGAGCGTCGCGAAGTCGCCGAGGGGGTTCCCTTCGATCTCACCCCGAATGCGTCGCACCTCCTCGAGCAGCGTCGAGCCTACGCCGGCCCATGCCTCGCGTACCCGCTTGGCCTCTTCGACGCGCGCTTCGGCCTCGGCGATGGCCGCCAACGCGGCCTTGTCGGCCGCCTGCGCCGCTTCGTCTGCCGCGCGCGCGGCCTCGACAGCGGCAGCGTTCGAAGCCGCGTTCGCATCCGCTGCGACCCGCTCCGCCTGCGTCGCCGCGACGTCGAACTGCGGCGCGACTTGCAGCAGCGTCGCGTAGGCGCGCCGTCCGTAGTCCGTGGTGAGGTCCATTGCCTCGACCAGCCCGCGGAACTCCGCCCGCGTTCTTGGCAACGCGATGCCGAGCGGCGCGAGCGCATCCTGCACGACCCGCGTCGCCATCCGGGCCCGCTCGACGTCATCGTAGAACGACCCGAGGAAGCTCGACGCGGCCTGCGCGAACTGGTCCGCGCCGCCGAACAGCTCGAGCAACTTGCTCGCCGCATCGCCACCGGCCGGGCCGATCGCGAGCAGCGCCTGATTCAACGCGCCCAAGGTAGCGTTGACCGAGGTCAGCGAGCTCGACAGGCGCGTGAGCGTCTCCGAGGCCGACTCGCCCTCGCGTGCGAACGCGGTGAGCGCCTCGCCGAAGGTCCCCGCCAGGCCATCTGCGAAGCCCTGGACAGCTTCGGCGACCTGCGCCTGGATCTGCTCGGCGGACAGGCCGCGCGTGTCGATCCGCAGGGCCTTGGTGTACGTCTGCAGTGCGGCCACCGGGAGGCCGAGTGCCTCGGCATAGCCTGACACGGCCGTCCGCGTCTGGGTCACCGCATCGGCGATTCCGGACTGAAGCGTCGGGTCCAGCGCGGAGGTCGACCGCCCGCTGCCGCCGAGCCTGCGGCGAAACTCCTCGAACGAGTTGCCCTCGAAGCCGGCCGCGCCGCCAAGCGTGCCCTCGATCCCGGCGCCGGTGGTGCGGCGGCGCGTGAGCGAGCGAATGGCCTTGTACGCGGCGACCGCCGCAAGCGCGTACGGGGCGGCCGCGCCAATCGCCATGCCAGCACCGGCGAAACCGCCCGCCACGGTACCAGTGCCGAGCAGCGACCCGGCCGCAGTCATGCTGCCGCCCAATCCCGCGCCACTGAACAGGCCCGCCGAGATTCCGGACCCGAACGCGCCGGAGAGGCCCGACAGCCCCGCGAGCGACGAGGCCGACGACAGCATCGAGCCGGAGCCCGCGCCGCCACCACCCGCCATCGCGGACCCGGCGCCACCGAGGCCGAGCCCGCCGACTGCTGCCTGGATGACGGGGCGCAACACCAGGTTGTTGAACATGCCCCGCAACGCGTCGCGCAGCGTCGAGAATATGCCCTTGCCCGCCTCGGCCGCGCGGAACAGGCTGTCTACCAGGCCCTGCTCGATCTGCTCTCCCGTGCGCTTCCACTCGTCGGCGGTGCGCTTGGCGGCCTCGACCTGCGACTCGGACGCAGCGCCGTTGCGGCGCAGCTGGATCAGCGTCTTCGTGAGGCCGATCTGCTCTTCGAGCGCCCGGATGCGCTCCGCATCGGCGCCACCGGCGCGCAGGTTCGCCAGCGTCTCCTCGTCGACGGCCAGGGCGTTCTCCATGCGCGCAATGCGAAGCGCCCCGAGCTGCTCGGTCGTCAGCCCGATCTCGGCGTTTGCCTCACGCTGCGCCTTGATCTCGGCGTCGAGCGACGTCACCGCGTCCATGCGGGCGATGTCCGCGTCACGCGCCGCGTCGGCCCGGGCCTTGCGGATCCACTCGGTCTGTTCGTACAGCTCGCGGGCGGCCTCGAGCTCGGCGGCATCGTAGCGCTTGATCCGCTCGAGCGCGGCCCGCGCGTCGGCCTCGAGGATCTCCTCGCGGCGCTTGAGCGCAGCCTTTAAGGCCTTCTCGTCAACCACCCCCGACCCTGCGGTCCTGGTGGACCCGCTACCCTCGCCGCCGACGGTGTTGCGCAGCGCGGAAGCCTCAGCGGCGGCCTTCTTCGCGGTCTCGCGGGCGCTCAGGATGCGCGCCGTGGTCGCGTCGATCTCGCGGCGCGCCTGCTCGCCGTCGGCGATCATGTCGCGCCGGATCGCCGCGGCTTGATCGAAGTTGCCCGACAGAATCGCAGCCCCTTGCGCCGCGATGCCTCCGAGCTCGTTCCCGACCTGGACGAGCACGTACTTGACGTTCGCGCCGAGCACCGCGACCGTCTCGAACACCGTCGCGAGCACTTCCTGCACCGCAGCCATCGCGCCCGTCTCGCGGGCGTTCTCGCCAGTCACGGCGCTCAGCGACTTGATGATGGCAATGGCATCCTCGATCGCGCCCGTCGCGAGCTTGACCGTGTCATAGATCAGCGTCCCAGCGCCTTGCTGACTGACCGTGCGGAACAGCTCGCTCCAGGTGTCGGCTAGGTTCGAGATCGCGCCGTCAAGGGTCGCCGCGCGCAGCGCCATCGCGCCGGCAAACTGATCCTCGCCGAGCGCCCGCAGATAGGTCGAGATCTCGGCGGCGTTTTTGCCGACCTGGGTCGCCACGCCGCGGAACGTGAACGTCACCCGATCGCCCTCGGACTTCGCCTTGATGCCGAACTCCTTGAGGCGCTCGAACTCGCCGGTCGCGGCATCCGCGACGGCCTCGATCATCTGGTTCAGGCTCTTGCCCATCGCGGACGCGGTGTTCCCGTAGGACACCAGCGCACCGCGCGAAGCGTCGAGCCCCAGCGCCTTCATCTTGATGAACGCCTGGGTCACCTCATTGAGCGCGAAGGGCGTCGTCGCCGCGAACTCCTTCAGCCAGGCGAACTCGCGAGCGGCGGCCGCGCTCGACCCGGTGACAGTGACGAGCGACGAATTCAGCACGTCGAACTGCCGTTGCACTTCGGTCAGCTTGCCAACGAGCGCGAACGTGGACAGGCCCGCGCCGAGCGCGCCGATTGCCTTCATCGCGTTTCCGGCCGCCCGCTCGATGTCCTTCATCGCGCGGTCGACGGTCTTGCGCGCGCTGTCCATGTCGGTGCGAAGGCGCGCCACGTTGGCGCTCATCTCGACCAGAAGTTGCCCCACGACCATGTCAGTTCTCCGATCTCATGACGCCCGGCCTCTTACTGCCGCGGCTCGCTGACAGCCGTCAGGGCCGCCCGATCGATCGCGAGGATCGTCTCGACCTCCCACGGCGTAAGACGCACCCCGAACACGTCCTGCCATGCGGCGATCTCCGACAGCGTGATAGGCCCGATCCCCGTACCGCCTGGGACGCGCGCTCCGGACAGCTCGTTGAACGCCTGCCACAGCGCCTCGGTGCCAGGCGGCACCGGTGGCACTTGCAGCTCCGGCGGATCCTCGCCCGTTGCGCGGGCGTGGGCCTCGAGGTGGTCGCGCTCCGTCGTTCCGTCCCGGCGCCTGCGCCCGAGGCGGAACACCGCTTCCGCGTGCGCGATCAGGTGGCCGCGGAGCGACGAATGAAAAGCTCGCGGTCGCCGATCGCCGCTTCGAGCTGCTCCACCAGCCAGCCCATCGTCGGGTCGCGGTACAGCTCGAGCGCGGCAGCCTTGGAGAACTCGACGGCGCGGCCGGCGTCGTCCACGTAGCCCTTCCACCCGAGGGTGTACGCGGCCAGGTTCTCGTGCTTGGTGGCCTCGGCCTCCTCTGGGTCGGGCATCTCGATCCGGCCGGTCTTCTCGTAGCGCTTGAGCGTCTTTCGGCTCTGCGCGAACGCGATCCGCTTGCGCTCGGGATGCTCGGGGCCCGCAAGCTCGAAGGTCACGCCGAGCGGCGCGCCGTCGGCCGGGTCCTTGATCTCGATGCTTGCCGAGTCGGCAAGCCGGATGCTGCGTAGGTTCTTCATCTTCGTGTCCAGGTCAGGCCAGGGAATCGCAGATCGAGATCGTGGTCGCCTCGTTGCCGCCGCCGCTCGAATCGAGCAGCGCAGTGAACGCGTAGGTGCGCACGATGCCGCCCTCGCCGTCGCCCTTGTCGGCGCTGTTCACCTTGACTCGGGTCATCGCGATCGAGATAAACTCGGCCGCGGCACTGTTGTCGGTGGTCATTGCCACGAGGAGCTGCGTCTGCGTCTCGTCCACGAACGCATCGCGCAGCACCGCATCCTCGAAGTACGCCGAGAACGACCCCGAGACCAGCACACGGCCGGCGAACTGCGACGGCACGATGTTCGAGCCGACCACCGGGTCCCCGGTGAAGTTGGCCGCGATGTCGATCGACAGGCCCGTGACACTCGCCAGCGTCTGCGAACCGACGCGCAGCACCCCGTTGACTGCGGCCACGATGCCCGACGTGCCGGCCGCCGTCGGCGAGGTGAAGTACCGGGTCGTCCCGCGGGTCTTGAGGTCCTGGCCAGCGACACCGAGGCTCACCGTCGCCAGGCCGGTGGGCGGCAACTGCAGGGCGGCGGACACGAACTTGCACCCCGAGTAGACCTCGGACTGGGGCACGTCGGGGAACCACTCCTCGATGGCGTAGGACTGGTCGGTGTGAGCGGTCAGCGGGATGAAGGTGCGCTTGCCCGGCGACGTCCATGTCGCCGTCGCGATCGGGCCCTCAGCGAACAGCGCGGTGCCGTTGAGCACGACCACGGTCAGCACCGTCGGGGTCATCGTGACGACGAACAGGTTCTTGTTCGAGTTGAGCGCGTTGAACGTGCCAGCGGTCAGACGGCCGACCGAACCCACGCGGATCCCGTCGGTCACCCACGAACCGGTCGTGCGCGTGAGCGTCCAGGCGCCGACGCCTGCCGCGGCGATGGTGATCGACAGGCCGGTGATCGCTGTGACTGCAGCAAAGTCGCGCTTGAGCAGAGATCCCACGTACGGCGCGTACGAGCCCGGCGAGAGCTCGCCGTTCAACGTGCCCGAGGCCCGACGCACACCGTGCCGCAGGTCGGCCCGCTGCAAATCGGGGCGCAGCTCGTTGGACTCGTATGCGTCCTTCTGCAGCTGCATGGCAAAGCCGACGCGGCGCAGTAGCTGCGCGCCGGTGTTGGTCGGCACGGTGCCGTAGGTGACTTCCGGCTTGATCGCGATCTGCTTGAAGACTTCTGATGCCTGGGGCATGGGGTACTCCGTTGAAGGGTCAGTTACTCGAACCAGTGGACCAAGTAGTCGGTCGTCGCAAGCCACACGCCCGCGTCGTCGTCGAAGTCGATCTCGGTGCCGAAGTCCCGGACCACTGAGACGACCTGATGCCCTGCGACTGCGCCGGAGCGCAGATCGAGCGCGGTACGCACCGCGGCGCGCAGTGCGTCCACCTCGGCGGGCGTGGCAGCGAGCGTGACAGCCGACAGGCGCGATCGCATGAGCTGCGGGCCCGCCGCCGCGTTGATCGGCGGCACGGGCAGGCTCGTGATCCGGTAGACCACGGCCGGCATGTTGGTGTTCTGAGGCAGGCGCGAGAGCGCGCGGCGCGCGCCCACGATCGCGGTCACCGCCGGATGGTTCAAGAGGCCCGCGGCCAGCGTGGAATCGCTCATGCCTTGCCTCCCGGCATCTTGGCGACCTCGCGCGGCACGCGGACCCTCAGGTACTCGGCCACGCGCTCGATGGCGGCCTGGGACTTCCGATCGAGCGCGTCACGCATGAAGCGGCGCGGGCGCACGCCTGGGTGCGTCACCCCTTCGCGCAGGCCGCTACCGAGAAACAGCGCGCCGGCCTTGGAGGGCTTGATGCTGTACGCACGGCGCTTCGACTTCGACCCGTTGCCGGTGTAGTAGCCGCCCGAGCCAAACTCGATGATGTGCGCGTACCAGGCCGTCTTGTCGCCGGCGACCACGTCGACGCGGATCCAGCCGAACTTCGCGGACCGGCGCTTGAATCGGACCTTGACCGAGCGCACCAGCGCGCCCGACTTCACCGCTCCGGCGGCGACGAGGTTCTCGCGGGCCGCGTCGGCGATAACGGTTTGACCGGCGCGCAGCGCGCCCCGCATGACGTTCCCCTCGATCTTCGCCGGCAGCTCCTTGAGCATCCGGTCCAGTGCGGCCAGGCCCTCGACGCGTACCTCATTCGCCACTGAGGGACCCCTCGGTGCACGCGAAGATCAGCATTCGGTGGCCTTCGTCGACGTCGCGCGGCGCGTGCAGGTTGAACAGTCGCGTGCCGTACTGGATGCGCCAGGCCGCAACCTCGATCGCCGCAGCGATCAGCGGGTTCCAGCGCACCGTGACGTCGTGCGAGATCGAGGCGCCGACTTCGCTTGCGCGGAGTCGCTCGCCGGTGGAGATCGGGCGCACGCGCGCCCAGACCGTCACCACGTCGTCCCAGCCCGTCGTCGGGTGGCCGTAGGCGTCGAGCGTCGTGCGCTTGCGCTGGAAAGTCACCCGCCGGTCGAGCAGGCCCGCCTCCGGGGCGTTCATGCCGACTGGACCCGATGCTCGTCGAGCAGTCGGTCGGCGAAGCCGTGCGGGCTGGCAGGCTTGTCGCTGTCCGCCTCGCGGAACCGGTACAGCGCGCCGAGCCTGAGCAGGATCCACGCCTTGATCGACTCGGGCGCGTTGGCCCAGCCCGCCTGGTACTGGATCTGCACGCCGCCGAACTGCAGCCGGGCCCTGGGCCAGCTCACGTCGAACGCCGGCCGCAGCAGCGCGTCGACGCCGGTGTCGTCAAGCACGTAGTTCGTCCCAGCCCAGGTGGTGAGCGTGCCGGTCGTCGGATCGACGTACCGGACCGAATCGATCGCCGTCACTGGCCCGAGCGGCAGATCCACGTCACCCGACGGCCACTCGTCGAGGAACAGCCCAAGCACGGTCGGCGCGATCGTCCGCTGCAGCACGTGCTCGCAGTCCTGGCGCGCGGCCTTGAGCATCGACGTGATCGCGAGATCCTCGTCGCTGCTGTCCACGCGCAGGTGCAGCTTCGCCTCGGCGAGCGTGACCGGCTCGATGGCCGGCGGGGTGATGACCTTGACGCCCATCTCTGTTTCCTCAGGCGGCCAGCGCTTGGGCCACGCCGATCGACGGCGGCGCGATGTAGGTGGCGATGGCGCCGGTGTATTGCCACTTCGACATGGTGAATTGCATCCAAAAGCAGGAAGGCGGCACATAGGCCGCCTTCGATTGGTGATCTGTGTGATCGGCGCAGCTACTCTCTGCGCCGCCGATCCAGCCGCTTCAACCTGTCGCTGTCCTTCGCGTAGGTCCGAAGAATCTTCTTCGCGTACTCCACCAGATCCTGGGGCCGCTGGCCCTTTGGCTGCGCCGTGATCCACAGCTCAAGGTTTTCGAGCGCGTTGTTCTGCTTGTTGCCATCGATGTGGTGCACGTTCTCGTTCGCCTTAAGCGGGCGGCCGAGATACTGAGACATCACCAGCCTGTGCCGGGGAACGCGATTCGACTGCCGGGCGTTGTCATGACCGGGCGCGTACGCCAACACATAACCCTGGTCATCCACGCGATCTTGCTCGAGCCTCCTTCTTGCCTCAAACCGAGATGCGCCGTCGCCGTGTGTGTGCCAGTAGCTGTAGCAAGAGCGACAGAGGCCGCGCGCAACTGAAACGCCCTTGCACTCAGCCGTCGCGCAGGGCAGGCCAGTCCGCCTTGGCGCGTGGGCCAGAGCATCTCCGTACTTGCGCCACTTCTCGTAGTGCCGCACACAGAAGCCGCGCGTCCTTGCCTCACTTGCGCACCCTGCAACCAAACATTCGCTGCCGTTCCGCACCGGCACGACATCTAACTCGCCGCGATATCTGCGCCCCTGATAGCAGGCGCTGCAAAGCCCTCGCGCAAGGTGCTTCTTCCCGCACTGCTGGACGCCTACGCAGCCGCTTTCTACCGGCCGCTCGTAGGCGCCCCTACCCACCATTTTGGCGCGCTGTTCCAGCACCCCATCACGGCGAAACTTTGAGTAATGCGCGGGGCACAGACCGCGTTTCCCGCTCTGCGCCCCGCAATCCACTTCGGTACAGATCACGGCAGACTCCAGTTGCCCGAAGTCATTGTAACTTGATAAGTTACGAAGCAGCGATTTTCAGAGCTTTAAGGGCTTGCGTGTTACGAAGTTTCCCGCCAACCCTTTTCCGCACATAGAATTTTACGAAGCCCGGCGAGGTGATCTCGTCGCGCGTGATCCGCATGCCCACCCGATCTGCGATCAGGTATCCCTCGCGGAAGTCGCCGAACACGATCGGAAAGGCGTTTGCCGCCACCGTCGGCATGTCCTCCGCCTCGGTCACCGGGTAGCCCAGGAACGTCGCCGGCTCGCCGGCCTGCGTCGAGGGCTGCCAGAGGTACTGGTTCGTCGTGTCCTTGTACTTGCGCATGGCACTGAGCACCAGCTTGTTCGTGACCCACCGAGCGTTCGCCCGGTAGCGCGCCCGCAGCGCGTACACCATGTCGAGGAACACGTCGACCGAGGTCGGCATCGCCGCCGCTTGGCCCGACGCGATGTACTGCAGCGTGCCGAACGCGCGCGAGGCGTCGACGGTCGTCACCGGGGTCGGGCCAGCCAGGACGCCGGTCGGGCGGTTGGTGCCGTTGCCGCTGACGAACGCCAGGCCCTCGCCCTGCGCCATTGCTTCCGCGGCCGAGGAGATCAGCCACGACTCGACGTCGAAGAACAGGTCGTCGAGCGACTCCTCGGACGCCTGCGGCCTGGCCGATGCCATGCCGAACGTCGGCGCAACTTCGGCGAGATCGGGGGTGTTCGTCTGGCTGCGCGTGCCTGCCTCGCCGACCCACTCGAACGCGGCGCCGTTCGTGTCGAACAGCTCCTTGTAGTCGGGGCTGCCAACGGTGCGGACGGTCGCGATCTGGCGGATGGGCGAGATGTCGACCGACAGCCGCGCGATCTGGCGCTCAATGATCTCGGGCAGCGCGAAGCCGCCGGCCGAGCCGGTCGACGTCACGGTCTGCGTGGCACGCTGCTCGAACCCGTCATCGCCGCCGAACGCCTTGGCCTCGACCGACTGCAGGGCCTTGGCGCGCTGCTGCAGGGCCATGCGCCGCTCCGGGTCGGCCGGGTTGCGCACCCACTGCAGGAACGCGCCCTTGTAGGCCACCGCCTCGGGCGAGTCCTTCTGGTCGCCGCCGCCGAGTGCACCCGGGCGGGCGAGCTTGGTCTCGGTCTTCTCGACCCTGGTGCCGACGGCGTCGAGCGCCTCGTTCAGCCGCGTGAGCTTGGCCTCGAGGTCGGCGACGGCTTCGCCCTTGGCGGCCTTCGCGATGCGCTCGTCGTTGGCCTTCTTGAATTCTTCGAACGCGCGGCCCTGATCTTCGATCAGCCGCTTGACTTCCAGCATGTCGGACACGTTGTGTGCTCCTGTAGGGAATGAAAAAGGCCGCCCTATGGCGGCTTCGGTGGGGACGGTCCGCCGTCAGGCGAACGTGCGTCGCTTCAGAGCAGCGACCAGCTCGTCGGCCACCGGATCACCCGGCCCGCCGGACCGCACCGGATCGCCCGGCCGCAGTCCTTTGATCTTCGACACGAGGGCGACGGCCTCGGTCTTGCTGAATCCGCGCTCGCGCAGCATCTGCTCGGCGTCGCGGATGGATTCGAGTGACTCGATCGACTTGACGCTCGTCACGCGGGCCTTGGAGTTGGCCGGCATCGTCACCACGCTGGTCTCCGCCAGGTCGACGGCGGTGAGCGTTCGGATGTCCTTGTCGACGTCGTATGACCACTCGCGCGACCAGAACCCGATCGAGAGCCCGTTCAGAGCCTTGATCTTCAGCAGCGCCAGCGCGTCACGGCCGCGCGTCGTCTCGGCGGCGATCTTGCCGCGCACGAACAGGCCAGCCGCGTCCTCGCGCATCTCGGTCCACACACCGATCGGCTCGCGCATGTCGTGCTGCCAGAGCATGGCCGGCATCGTGCCGTTGGCCTTGTGCTCGGCGAGCGTGGCTTTGAAAGCACCCGGCGCGATGATGTCGGAGTAGCTGTCGAGGACGTTGAAGACGCTCCCGTAGCCCTCGATCATGCCGTCGTCGGACAGCTCGCGAACCTGGAATCCGCAGTCGATCGACTTGCGCTCGCCGACCTGGCTCTTGTGCTCGATCTCGCGTTTTATGAGGGTGGTCATGTTGGTCCGTTTCAGGAGATCAGCGGCAGCATCAGGACGAGCTCGTCGCGGAGGTCTTGCTCGCGTGGCGTCGGGGTGATGACGTATCGGTGCCGAGGCTCATACCCGCGCAGCCAGGACAGCCCACCAGTCGGCCCGTCCTGCGGCTGCGTGACGCGGCCCCACGCGGCGCCCCACGAGACGCCCCAGGCCTTGCCCCATGCGCTCGTCACGCCGGGCCCCACGGATCGGCTTCTACGCCCGTGCCGACGACCTCGATGCCGCGCACGTAGCGCACGTCGGCCGCGAGCGGCTCGGCGGCTGCGATGGCCGCG